GGTTTGCTAGGTTCATTAACTGGGCAAAGCACTTTAAATACAAACATACCTGTTACAGATTTAAGTACCTCTGTTAATACTAATAACAACGCACTCGATCAATTTGTAAATTTTGATACGTTAGACCGAAGAATAAAAGATTATGAAAATAGATTTGTAAGCCCTTATTGATTAATTTTTTACGCAAACAAATGTTAGTAAGCATACTTTTTAATGTGAATAAAGTAGCAAAGGATTAAATTATGGCAGGCTCATCTACGGGCAATACTGTTGCTCAAAAAGGTACAGGAATAGGTCAAGGGCCATACCCTGTTAACCAAAATATTTATCAGCAATCACAGCAAGGTTTAGCTAGAGCTAATCAAGCGACTAACGCTGGTACTCAGTTTAGCCCAATGGCGATTACTGCGCCCAGTGCTGCAACAATGCTTAAATATTCAAATCCGTATGAAACGGGCGTGATAGACACAAACCTTGCTGACATTGAACGCTCAAGGCTTCTTGCTCAAAACAACATGGGCGCACAAGCGACAGCCGCTAACGCCTTTGGTGGATCTAGGCATGGTATTGCAGAAGCAGAAACCAATCGTGGCTTTGCAGATCGTGCAGCCGCTATGTCGGGTCAACTACGACAGCAGGGTTACAATACTTCTCAGCAAATGGCGCGACAAGCGCAGATGCAGAACCAACAGGCCCAACTACAAGGTCAGCAACAGCGGATGGGTGCAGCTAACCAGTTAGGAAATCTGTCTAATCTAGGTTTTGGCATGGGACAACGGATTGATGCTCAAATGCAGAATCAAGGGCTACAACAACAAGCCGTTCAGCAGGCCGTTATTGATGCAGCTAAACAGCGTTATGCAGCGTATGTAGCACAACCAAACCAAGCGTTAAATATGCCATTACAAGCGTTAGGTGCGGCTCCGTATAACCAGAATACAAATCAAACAAGCACTTATGACGCAGGATTGTTCGATTATCTGTCATTAGGCTCAAAGGCTTATGCTACTAACCCTGCTGCGTTTAAATTTTAGGAGTTTAATATGGGCTTATTAGATCAAATCAGCCGCTATCGCGCACGACACGCATCTCCAGCATCAGCTTACGATGGTGGATTAGCCTTGAAAGAAAGGGAAGATGCTTTAAGTTTTGTTCCTAACAATCTTGGCGGTGTGCAAGCAACTCCAGCCACAATGAGAAATAACTCAGAGATTTCATTATTTAATAACTTACAGCAACCACCTTCTCCACAAGGTATGTCAACAGATGATAAGAGACGCTTGGCTTTAAGTTTGGCTTCTGGCTTTGCAGGCATGAGTGGCAATCCCAACGCGCCTAGCATTATGGCTGGCATTCAAGGTCAGCAAGCTTCTTTGAATAAAAGTCGTGATGCTAAAGATGCACAAGGGTTGTTGGATAAAAATAATCTTGCTGGCATAGCGGCTTTAAAGGCGGCTGGTGTTGACGATAAATTGCTAGCTATTGCTAAAAGTAATCCAAAGCTAATGGAATCAATTACAAAATCCTTTGCTGCTGCTCAAATGAACCCAGATAAAGAATTTAAAATAACTTACTCAACCCCAAGAGTAGATGAAAAAACTGGTGAAGTTTATGTTGTTGTATCTGATCCAAACAAAAACTCGGTGGAAAGAATACCAGTTCCAGATACTACAGCATTAACAACACAAGAAAAGGCAGATATAGAACTAACAACCGATCAAGCTAAACAACAATCTCAATCTGACATTGATTTAAACAATACAGATATTCAGAACGCTAAAGATGCAGGCATAATTGCGTTTAATGATATGACAAGCGTAGCTAAAACAATAGTAAATCTTACTCAAGCAAAAAAAGCCGTTAAAGATGACGGAGCCTCCGTTGGTTTTGCTCAAAATTGGTTGCCTGCATTTGACGCTGCTACATCAGAGTTGCGTGAGATAGCTAACAAGATGGGTATTGAAGTTATTAACAGTGCTACTTTTGGTGCATTAAGTGAAACAGAATTAAAATTAGCACTTACTACAGCATTCCCAACTGACTTAAATAAAGATCAATTGCTGATATGGATTGAGAAAAAAATTAATGCGCAAAACAAAATGTACAAAGCACTTTCAGCTAAAGCTAAGAGGTTATCTAGCGGCATAACCATGTCTGAGTTTATTACTGAAAACACTACAGATGAGCCTGATATTGATAGTCGGTTAAATCAGAGTAATTCAACGTCTGCATTACAAGCAGCCATACAAAGAAAAAAGGCGGCATTGGATGATTAATTCTCTTGATGATATACCTTTATCAGAACTGGAGGCTATTGAGGCAGGAGATTTTGACAATGTTTCTTTAGAGGCATTAGAATTTTGGGAAACTATTTCTGAACCTTCAAACAAGCCTAAATTGTCAGAAAACGCCACTCCTAAGATTGGTGAAACTATAAAGGAAACCAAAGAAGGCGGTAAGTTTTATAAACTTGGTGATGGTTTAATAGGCTATAGCTCCCCAGAGTACAGCACAACAAACCAAGATGATGTTAAAAGAATGTTATCTGAAATAGCTGATGAGGACTTTATTCAGCCTACTGAGCAGGCAATGAGCCAGCAGCGTCAAGACGTTATTAGCCAATCTCCTGCATTTGCAAGAGGGGTAAAGGCTACTGAGGGTACATTTGGCATAGGTTCTTATATTGATGAGGCTGCTCAAGCAATTAGCCCAGATTTTGGTAGTAAGGTACGCGCTGCATCTGGTGCTATGGATAAGGAAGAACCAGTAGAAAGTATAGCATTGCAAACTTTGGGTGCTGTAATAACTTCATTACCTATCGGAGTAGCTGCATCACTATCTAAGTGGGGGCCAACTGCGGCTGCACAGGGTATCACTAGGGGCCAGAAGATAATTCGTGGTCTATTCGGTGGCATTGCTGCTGGTGGTGTAGAGGGGGGTGTATACGGATACGGTGAAGGTCAGGGAAGTTTTGCTAATAGGGCTAGCTCTGCCAGATCAGGTGCTATGTTTGGTGCTGCTCCAGCAGGATTTTTGGGTGCTACTATGCCAGTGCTTGGTGATGTAGTTAAGCGTATATTAGAGACTGACGTTAAACTTATTGCTAAGACATTTGGTGTGTCTGTCGAAGCTGCTAGAGTTGTTAAGCAAGCATTCTCTGACGGTGGCAATATTGATGATGCTATTGCTAACATTAGGGCTGCTGGAAATGACGGTATGCTTGCAGACGCTGGCCCAGCCGCAGACGCTTTAATTGACGCAGCCGCAGCATCAGGCCCAAGAGCAACACAAGCTACTCAACAAGTTATTGGTGATCGGGCAGATGCTGCTAGTGCAACTATAGGTAAAACTATGGATGAAACACTTGGGGCTTCTCCTACAGGTGCTAGAACAGCATCAGAAGAAATTTCTAAGCGTACTGCTCCAGCACGAACTAAAGCGTATGGTGATGCTTATTCAAAACCAATTGACTACGCTAGCGATAAAGGCAGGGCCATTGAAGAAGTTATATCTAGGATAACTCCTAAAAACATGGCAAATGCAATAGAAGAAGCCAATGCTGATATGCTTGCTGATGGTGTAAAAAACCAACAGATTATGGCTACCATTGCAGATGATGGTTCAATCAGCTTTTCTGAAATGCCTAACGTGCAGCAACTTGATTACATTAAACGATCATTAGGTAATATGGCTAACGATCTAAAAGATCCAGTTACAGGCGCGTTACCAAGCAACGCAATAAGGTTTAATAAGTTATCTGGTCAGCTTAAAAAAGCTATTGGTGATGCAGTTCCAGAGTACAATGTTGCCGTTAAAGTTGGTGGTGACAAAATAGCAGAAGATGAGGCTCTTGATCTTGGAATGAAGCTATTAAGCCCAAAGACAACACGCGAACAAGTTGCTAGGCAAATGTTAGATTCTTCTGATGCGGAAAAACAGTCTGCTAGGTTAGGCGCAAGAAACTATATTGATGAGACTCTTGCTAATGTAAAGGCTAGTATTGCTACGCCTGAGACAGATATTAAAGAAGCTATGAAGGTATTAGCAGATTTATCGTCTAGGGCAAATTTAGCAAAACTACGCCTTGTTATAGGTTCAGATGGCGTTAAAAAGATGCAGAAAGAGCTAGAAGTGGTTAGAAGGGCTTTAACTCTTAGGGCAGCAGTAGCTAAAAATAGTGCTACAGCGCAACGTCAAGCAATACAAACAACGTCTAAAGCTATCCTTAATGAAGGGCCATTAAATATGGTTAAACAAGGAAAGCCACTTGAGGCAATAAAAGAATCAATGAAGTTATTAACTGGTTCTAATGCTTCTGGTGAGGCAATGAGACAATCAGGAATGTATACTGATGTAATTAAAGCACTTACTGAGAAGCGTGGAGAAGATGCTGTGAAAGCACTTAAAATAATGGATAATGCAATTAAAAAGCAAATTGATTTGTCTGATGAAAACGCTGATTTTATAACTAGAGTGTTAATGGCTCAATCAGTCGGTGCAAGTGTTGTATCTGGTCGTAAACTTAACGAGGGCAAGTAATGTCAAAAATGTCACAGGACGAAATACAGGGCGCAATCACAGACGCTATACAAAGTGCTATTGATTACGTTGACAGCGACATAGCAGGCCAGCGTGAACGCGCTCAGAGTTATTTTGACGGCAATGTAGACTTAGAGCATGAAGAAGGTCGATCTAAAGTTGTTTCCACTAAAGTTAGGGATGTTGTGCGTGGTGCTAAACCAAGCCTTATGCGTATTTTTATGTCTAACAACAAGTTTGTTGAGTTTGTACCTAAAGGCCCAGAGGACGTTGAAAGTTCTGAGCAGGCTACGGCTTATTGCCACTGGGTATTTAACAAGGTCGGTGGTTACAACGTACTAAGCAATGCTATCCATGATTCTTTAGTTAAGAAAGTCGGCATAGTGAAGGTTTGGTGGAACACTGAGACTATTGCCAAATCTTACACTTACGAAAATCTATCAGATCAAGAAATGCAGGTTTTGGTTAACAAGGAAGGTGTTGAGGTTGTAGAGCATCGACAAGACATTGAAATGGAAATGGATGAATTTGGCTTAGAAATTGAGCAAAATGTTCATAGTATGGTTATTTCTCACAAATATGAAGAAGGTGAAATGGTCATAGAAGGCATTCCACCCGAAGAATTTTTCATAGATGGCTCTGCCAAATCCATTGATGATGCGTATATTGTTTGTCACCGTAGCGAGAAACGCGCAGGCGATCTAGTTGCAATGGGTATAGATCAAGACGTTGTTGATGAGCTTAATGGCTCAGACAATGATTCGCTAATGGGAAATATTGAAAAGATACAGCGATTTGGAGAAGCCGTTAAAGACGATGAGGGTGTGGACAATGACCCATCAATGCGTCTAGTGCTAGTCACTGAGGCTTACATGAGATTAGACGTAGAGGGTGATGGCGTACCTACCCTGCACAAGTTTTTGTGTGGCGGCACTGATTATGAAGTGCTTGAAATGGAGCCGTGGGACAAAGCCCCGTTTGCTGATTTTCAAGTCGATCCAGAGCCACACGCATTCTATGGGCGGTCTTTAGCTGAACTGGTCTTACATGACCAAGACACTACTACTAGCGTACTGCGTGGCATTTTAGACAACGTAGCGTTAACTAACTCACCAAGACTCGAAGTTAATTTGGATATGGTGGAGCTAGACGATGTAATGAACAACGAAGTGGGTGCGATTATTCGTAGTGAGCAGATTGGTTCTGTTAATGCTTTAACGGTTCCTTTTGTGGCAGGCTCTACGCTACCAGCCCTACAATACCTTGATATGCTGGTTGAGGAAAAGACAGGCATTAGTAAAATGAACATGGGCGTTAACGCTGATATGTTGCAAAACACTTCTGCTACAGCCGCTGCACTAACGGCTCAAGCTGGTGCTGGACAATGCGAAGTTATGGCTAGAAACCTTGCAGAAGGCGCAAAGAAGTTATTCCAGCTAATGCTACACGTTGTTGTTAAAAACTCCCCTGACGAGCAAATGATGCGTCTGAACGGCAAGTTTATAGCTCTTGACCCTAGTGTTTGGAATACGAGCATGGACATGGAGGTAAATGTCGGGTTAGGCACTGGTCAAGAAGATACAAAAGCAGCCGCATTAATGCAGACATTCCAAACTCAGCAGCAGATTTGGCAGACTTACGGCCCTAAGAACGGCTTAGTCTCAATGACTCAAATGCGTAATACGTTAGCAGATACGCTGGCCCTAAGTGGGATTAATAATCCAGATCGTTATTATGCTCCAATGGATGATGAAACTGAACAGCAGCTAATGGCTCAGATGGCTCAAGAAGCCGCACAGCAAGCAGAACAAGCTGGTCAACAGGGTGATCCAATGGCGCAAGCATTAATACAAGCTGAACAAATTAAAGCGCAGGCTCGTATGCAAGGCGATCAAATGAAGATGCAGGGCAAGATGCAAGGCGATCAGATTAAGATGCAGTCAGATATGCAGGTTAAAGCTGCCGAAATGCAGTCAGCGCAAGGAAAAGAACTGGCTGAACTACAGCTTAAATATCGTGAATTACAAGCTGGTGATGATTTGAATCGAGATAAAATGAATCAGGAGCTATTGATCGAGGCTGCTAAAATATTGGGTCAATACGGATCTGCTGTTGATGTTGAGAGAGTACGCATGATGCAAGCTGCACCTCGTGACGCAATGGGCAATGTTCAATGATATTAAAAGAGCAAGCAGAATATTTACTCAAGAATGATACATTTACGACAGTATTTGATATAATCCGACAAGAGCAAGTAAAAAAGTTCTTAAAGTCTAGCAAATCCGATACGGATACTAGAGAAGATGCTTATGCAATGACGCAGGCATTAAATCAGTTTGAAAATATCCTCAAAAGTGCAATCACTGATGAGGCTATGAAAAAACGCAAAAAATAGGTGAGCACCGTGGAAACGACTAACCAAAGCATAGAAGATGCAGTTGATGCGTTGATGGCTCCAGTGGAGTCAGAAACAACCGAAGCTGAAACAACCGAAACCGAAGTGGCAGAGGTTGAAGAAGAAGAAGTTGAAGAAGAATCAGAATCAGATGATGCAGAATATGCTGAATCAGATGATGATAATGAAGAATATGATGAGTCAGACGAGCTAGACGATCAAGTTGAGCCAGCAACTTACACCGTAAAAGTAAACGGTGAGAATGTTAATGTAACTCTAAATGATTTAACCAAA